CAGCGAGCTGCTCACGGCCTTCATCGAGCACAAGCAGGGGCGCCCGCAGCTCAAGGACACGTCTTTCCAGTTCGTGAACCAGTCCAAGGGCAGCGCCTACGGGATCATGAGCCAGATCGACGGCGACTCCATCACCATGGCGAGCCTGGAGGAAACCGACGACATGCCGCAGGACCGGCTGATGTCTCGCTTCCTGCCCATGCTGGGTGCGGCCCGGCGCCTGGGCGTGGACCGGAAAACCACCGAGTTCAAACCCTCCATCCGCATCAGCGGCGTGTACAAGGGCGCCGACGTGCTGCAGCGCCTGATCGACACGGGCGAATACCACACGCTGCCCCCGGTGGACGTGCACTTGGGCGTTGCCCTGGGCATGGTCGATGCCGAGTGGGCCAAAAGCATGCAGGTGCAGCTGCCTCCCGAGGAATACATCCGGCAGTTCCTGTGCCGGAACATCCGGGCGCGCAACTGGATCTGGGAGGAGCACCTGCGCCGCGCCAGCGCCCTGGGCCTGGAGGCCGGGCTGCAGCGCGCCGCACCGGTACCGGGCGAGCGATACCGGCGCCGAGGCCTGGTTTCCCTGGGCTACGACCACACCGGGCACGGCGAAGACCCCGCCGCCTCGAAAAGCGCCCTGGTGATCTGCGAGCAGCTCGGCAACTGGATCACCTTCCCCTACGTGCGCATGTGGCAGCCAGGCGTGGATGACCGCGTGCTGGCGCGCGACCTGGTGGCAATCTGGGACTACTTCCGCCCGGACTACGGCATCGGCGACGCCTACGGCGTGGGCATGCTCACCGCGGTGAACGATGAGCTGTTCCGCAAGGGGCTGACCCACGTCAACCGCGAGACGGTGGCCGATGGCCAGAGCACGGCCACGGCCTGGAGCGAATGGGCCTTCGCCCCCATGCGCTTCGAGGGGATGACCAAGCACATCATGGCCAGCGCCGTGCGCGAGGCGTTCCACCACAACCGCGCCGCCTTCCCCTACGTCGACACCATGGACGAGCGCGAGCCCGAGGAGTGGCTGGCCTTCGTGCGCCAGCTCGGCAACATCAAGGCCGTGCCCACCCAGGCGAGCTACAGCAGCTTCCAGATGGTGGACCGCAAGACGGGCGACGACTTGTTCGATGCCGTCTGCGCCGCCGTGTACGCCCTGCTCACGCGCGGCCTGGCCGACGCCCCCACCGTCATCCAGAGCCGCAAGCAGACCCGCGACCAGCTCATGGGCATGGGCCACGGCGTTGCCGGGCTGTTGCAGCGCGCGGCGGCCGGCGCGTGCGCGTTCGGCCAGCGCTGGCTCCCATCTACGGGCGGGCTGCTGCTGCCCGCCTGAAAGGACTTCCCCCATGCTCAAACGCCTCTCATCCCTGCCTGCATCGGCCATGACCCGCCTGGCCACCATGTGGCGCGAGTTCTACCCCGCAGCCAACCACCTGCAGGGCGAAACCGGCGCACGCCTGGCGTCCGACCAGGCCATGGAACGCATGTACCGCACCATGTGGCTGGACACCGAGCGCCGCGCCATGGTGCAGACCGTCCGGGACATGGACCGGCGCGACGGCCGGGTTAAGGCCATCCACCGCAAACTGGCTGCCGATTGCGTCCGGGGCGGCCTGGTGCTGCAGGTGAGCGAGAAGGCCAGCAGCGAAACCCTCAAGCGCGAATGGCTGGCCATGAAGGGCCGCGTGCAGCTCGACATGGCCGAGAAGCTGCGAAGCGACGCGCGCGGTTTCGTGATGGAAGGCAACCTGCCGCTGCAGCTGGTGCTGAACGAGCGGCTGGAGGTGGTGGCCGGTATCCGCATGCCCAGCGACACCATCCAGCCCATTACCGACTCGCGCGGCCGCTTCAAGAACCCCGCCCAGGCCTGGGAGCAGCGAGACGTGATGACCGGCACCACGCTGGCGAGCTGGCCCGCCTACCAGATGGCAGTGGCGCGGCTGGACCCCGACAACTTCGACGACCTGGGCAGCATGGGCCGCCCCTTCCTCGACGCCTGCGCCACCGTGTGGCGCAAGCTGGTGATGACCGAGGAAGACCTGGTGCTGCGCCGCCGCATGCGCGCGCCGCTGCGCATGGCCCACGTGCTGGAGGGGGCTGATGACACGACGCTGGAGAACTACCGCAAGCAGGTGGAAGGCGAGCAGGGCTCCATTACCACCGACTACTACCTCAACCGCAAGGGCAGCGTGACGCCCGTGCAAGGGGATGCCACCCTGGGCGACATTGGCGACGTGACACACCTGCTGGATTCGTTCTACGCCGGCAGCCCTGCCCCCAAGGGCCTGTTCGGTTACACGGACGGCATGGCGCGCGACATCCTGGAAGACCTCAAGCGCAGCTACTACGACGAGGTGGACAGCCTGCAGGACAGCATGGCCGCCGCCTACGCTGTGGCCTTCCGCATCCACCTGCTGTTCAAGGGCATCGACCCCGGCACCGACGAATTCACGCTGCGCTACGCCCAGCGCCGCACCGAGACGCCGAACCAGGTGGCCGACCTGGCCCTGAAATACATGGCCCTGGGCCTGCCCGACGACATGGTGTTCGCGGATATGGGGCTGGACCCCGACCAAGTGCGCGCCAAGCGCATCGAGCAGGCCCAGCGCAACGACCCGTACCCACCGGCCGCCCAGGGTGCTGGCCGAGGGCAGGGCGGCATGCCGCGCGTGAGCGTGACACCGGGCAACGCGCCCAAGGGCGAGAGCTCCACGGCGGTGAGCCAGGCCGGGGGCAACCAAGGAAAGGGCCGAGCATGAAAGTCGAAATCGAAGTGGGCAAGACCGTCCACAACCAACCTCTCAAACTGGTTGCCGCCCGCGCAAAGCCGGGCGAACCCTGGCAGTTTGGACTGTTCAAGGAGGCGGTGGATCAGCGCGACGAATCGGATGCGATTTGCGGCCTCTCCATGGAGGTGCTGGAAGCCATCGGCAGGGCCGTCGCCACGGTGAAGGGGATCGACGGGTGAACCAAGCCGCCGCCATCCGCCGCGCGAGCCGTCAGGCCCGCCATGCCATGCAGGAACTCGATCGCCGCGGCATCGAGGACTTGCTGGTGCTCTACGGCCGGGCGGCGGAGGAGGTGCGCCAGCGCATCGCGGCGGCGGTGGACGGCGGCGACGAGGTTCCGGAGCACCGCCTGCGCGAGCTGCTGCGCCAGATTGACGCCGTGGTCGACAGCCTGCGCGAAGCGCGCGACGCGCTCATCTTCTCGAACATCGATGCCGCCGCCGCGCTGGGCGTGCGCCCCTACACCGCCCAGGGTGTGGGCGCGGTGGGCGGCAGCACGGCCGCGATCGACAGCAGCGCCGCCATGCGCGTGCACCAGGCGGCCGTGCGCTTCGTGCGCGAGTTCACCCTGGCGGACGGGCTCACGCTGTCCGACCGGCTCTGGCGCCTGGACCAGGGCGCCAAGGAGGTGCTGCAGCGCGCCATCGGCCAGGCCGTGGTGATGGGCAAGAGCGCCGCGCGTGCCGCGCAGGACTTCATGCTTCGCGGGGAACGGGTGCCCGGTGACCTGGCCGCGCGCATCGCCGCGGGCCGCGCTGGCGCCCTGGCGCAGGCCGCCGACACGCTGACCGACCGCAGCACCGGCCTTTTCGCCCAGGTGGAGCGGGTGTTCCGCACCGAGATCAACCGCGCCCACGGCGAGGCCTACATGGCCGCAGGGGAGGGCACGCCCGGCTTCGCGGGCTGGCGCTTCCTGCTGTCGCCCGCGCACCCGCGCCCCGACATTTGCGACCTGCTGGCCGCGCAGAACCTGCACGGCCTGGGGCAAGGCGTGTACCCCGACCGCGCGCGCTGTCCCTGGCCAGCGCACCCCAACACGCTCAGCTTCGTGGTGATGGTGTTCGCCGACGAGGTGACCGACGCCACCCGCGCCGCGCAGGAAACCGAGCTGCAGGCCCTGGCCCGCCTGGCGCCCGAGGTGCGGGACGGCGCCCTGGGCAAGACCAAGGCGGCCTACTTCGACCAGGGCCTGCTGCGCAAGGGCATGATCCGCGCGCCGCTGCGTGCGGTTGATGCCCGTTTAAGCCGCCAGCGCTTGCGGAACAAGGGCGAGCAGCTATGAATTTTGATCAACTCTTGGAGCAGTACAAGGCCAACCCGCGCCGCGAAAGCGCCGCGCTGCTGCTGAACGACGGGGTGCTGCTCAAGTACTGCGTGGTGTTCAAGCAGGTGCGCCCGCGCCGCGTTCACGACTGGCCCGAGGAAAACACCTGGCCCGCGCTGTGGGCCTGCGTGGAAGTGGACGTGGCCGCCATCGCCACGCTGGCCGACGACGTGCCCGCTGTGGCGCTGCGAAATATCGAGCGCATCAAGGGGCTGCGGCTGGTTTACCCGGATGGGACGATCCTGCAGGAAGTTGAGCGCCTTCTGGAGAAGCGGATCAACGAGGCACTCAAGTAGCCGCGATGCGCGATGGCGGGCGTGCAATGCTCCCGCAAATCGCTCCTGTTTCCGTAGCTGCCAGCGCTTGCTGCATAAGCGCTGCAGCGACATTTTGCCCCCTTTTTTTGTCGTCGTAGCCCGCCGATGATCCCCACCGTGGACGAATCCGCGAGGGGGGATCATGAAGCGTACTTTGATTGCGTTGGCAGCCGTGGCCGTGTCGGCCTGGAGCGCTGCCGTCGCCGTGCCGCAGGGCCGGCACATTCGGCTGGGAGAGTCTGAGGGCACACCGGGACGGGTGCGCTTTCTCTCGCAGTCCATCACCCTGGCTGACGGCCAGAAAACCTCCTGGATCACGCTCACGCGGACGGGCCGTTTCAACGACCCCCGCTATGGAGATTTCGAGATCACCCACGCCATGCTGGCGCAGATGGTGGCGAACTTTGATGACCGCGTGCTGGGGCAGGACGTGTTCATCGACGTGGCCCACAAGCCCGACAACGGCGCCGCCGCCAAGGTGCTGCGCCTGTCGGTGGAGGGCGACCGCCTGCGCGCGCTGGTGGAGTGGACGCCCTACGGCGTCCGGTCCGTGAAGGAAATGGGCTTCGCCTACCTCTCGGCCGAATACCACGAGGCGTGGCAGGACAACGAACACAGGAAGCAGCACGGCTGCGTGCTGCTGGGCGCGGGCCTCACCAACCGCCCTGTCGTCAAGGGCCTGGATTTCGTGGACCCCAAGCAGCTTTCCCAAGACGACGATGACCACGACGCTCCGGCGCGCGTGGCCGTATCCCATCAACTTCTGCGTGAACTGAAGGAGCAGAGCGTGAACTACATCGAACAACTCAAGGCCCACTACAAGACGCTGGGCATCCCCGAATCCGTCATCACCAAGCTGCTGGCCGAGGCCAAGAAGCAGCTCGACGCCGCAGGCAGCGACGACGCCAAGTGCCTGGCGCTGGTCACCACCTGGAAGGCGACGGGCGACGCCCTGGCGCCCGAGCTTAAGGCGCTGGCCGAGCGCGGCGGCGACGCAGGCGGCATCTCCATCACCCTGGCACAGCCCGCCGTTGACGTTGACGCCGCCGTGAAGAAGGCCCTGGCCGAAGCGGTCACCGCAAACGCCGCCGTTGGCAAGAAGCTGAGCGAGAAGGTCACGCTGCTGTCCGCCACCATCAAGGCCGACATACCCGATCTGGACGATGCCGGCGTGAAGGCGCTGGCTGACGCCGCTGCGCCATTGGTCACCGCCGACAGCTCCGACGAGCAGGTCAAGGCCCTGGCCGGCATGCAGGTGTCGCACGCCAAGCAGCTGTCCGCCCAGGCCAAGCTGCAGGGCATGGGCTTTGTGCACATCGCGGGGGATGCGCGCATCACCGTGGATAGCAGCAACTCCATCAAGAGCCTGCAGGCCACCATTGACAAGCGCCTGGGCCTGGACGGCATGGCCGATTCCCGCCGCTTCGAGAAGACGGGCGGCATTCTGCTGGCGGAGAACAAGAAGTTCGCCGAGAAGGCGCTGGCCCAGTTCGACGCCCTGCACGGCCACCGCCTGGAC